ATTTTAGATGGATTATCCTCAAAGGATTGCATATTAATCAAGTCATCAAAGCTACCTTGTAACTCTTTGACATACACATCATTGATTGACCCTAAAGAAAAATCAAGATTAATTTTTTTGTTTTCGTATGTGATAGTACGCATTGTATTGTTGGTTTGTGTTAAACAAAAAGGGTAAGGATTAAATCCCTACCCCAAATGTAATCAAAAATTCTGAATTGCAAGTATTAAGCTGCAGTAGTCTTAGCTAATTCGCCTGTACCCTTTAACTTTACATCTACTGTTGCAATCTCCATGTCACCACCTTTAACTGGCTTAGACTCAACGTATGCACTACCAGTCAAGATTGTAGCACCTGATGCTGAAGTCTTGAAAGATACTGTCAATACTGATTGGTTTAACCAAGCAGTCAATAACTCATCATAAGTATAAACTGTAGTATCAGCATCATTGTAATCCAATTGGATTGTAGCTGATAAACCCCAAGACTTACGTCCAGGAATTGCAGTTTCCCATGCACCACTATCTTTGCTAGAAGTTTCAATCATTGTAGTTGAAAGTTCAATATCGCAAGAAGTTTCAAATGCTATCTTTTTTGTTCCTACAAATATGCGTAGGTCTGTTCCATTAACTAATGCCATTTTATTTTAATTTAATTGATTTAACAATTGTGTAAATATTATATTCTGTTCTACTTGCCACCCTGTAGCCAATTGTAATATTAGTGAATTACTTTGATATTCACAATTGAGTACCTGCCAGTTGGTCAAATATTGGGTTATACCCCATGTATTGTTACTTGTAATGATTCTTGCAATAATTAAATTACTAATATCATTAACCTCTTTCTTACCACCTTCTTCAGAAGTGTACTTTTGAATAACACTAATCTCAATTAAAGAATCACGTTGAAAGCCATCCTTTGACCTTTCACCATTCGATAATTGATTACCCAAAACGATAACAGGATATACTGCTCCTTCAGGTACAATCTCATCATATACACCAACTGCTTGGCCATTGTAAGTAATACCACTAAGTGCTTGATAATAAGCCTTTCGTAAGTCGTATGCACTATCTCTATTAATCATTTGAATAAGTTTTTCATTAATGTACTTGTACTTCTACTTAATGCTCTACGAGATACAACGTAATGATGCAAAAAGTATCTTCTTGGTCTTACTGCTAATCTTGGTTTTCTGCCTGTTTTAAATAATGAAGCCAAAGGTGCAAACTCCATGTATTCTGAATTTAACCTAAAATGTCCACCTTCATTTGGCTTACCTGTACCAAATTCTTGATAAGGAGCATATTTAGCAGAAAATCCTACTTGTATCCTAAGATTAGGTTTTCGTGTAATTATATTCCTATATTGACTGTTTTTTAAACGAGAAGTATCTACAGGAGCATTTGACCGAGAACGCATTTCAATATAATTAGCAGCTTCAATTACATTATCGTTTATATCATCCTGTATCTTTTTAGATGCACGATCAACACGATTCTGTATAACCTTTAAACCTGTTACCTTAATGTTAAGCACTTCTCTTAGCTGCTTTAAATGTTAAGTATTCTTTTTGGAAGTCCGCATCCATAATATTGGATAAAGCATACTCCACACCATTAACTTCTAAAATATCAGTTGTTCTAGGGATAAAAGCAGAACGGTATCTCATCTTTCCTTCAAAGGATTGATTTGTACCAAAGTTGGCACTCTCAATGTTTCTAATACCTCCGTAATTCCCGTAGAACGAACTGGTTTCAGCAAAGTATATACTTGTCGTATAACTCGAATAAGTAACTCCTGCTAAACCACCTGCACCATCAGGTACACCCGATAGTTTGCGTTTAAACGTGCCTTTAATTCTATTTAACTTGTTATACATATAAAGGGCGATAATGTCTTATTCTATCTTTAACTGCTTTTAAAGCTAATCTTTTATCCTCTACTTTATTGTCAAAATCTATTGCAACAATATCTAATACTGCGTTCTTTAAATCTTGTGGTAAAGTAGTGAAACCGCATACATAAGTAATCTTAATTCCTGAAGCAGAATAAGCACTTAACTTTGTCTTATCTCCACTTAAAGTATAATCAGTAATTGCTACGTTATTCAAATCAGTTACAGAAGTAATAGATTGAATAGGGTCAAAAGGCAAAGAAACTGTTCCATTAATCTCTGTGTAAGATAAACGAACAGTCTTAGTCTTTAATCCTTTTTCTATGAACAATTCTACCTCTCTAAATGCAGAACCTAACAACGCAGTTAACTTATCATCTTGGTCAGTAAAATCAACATTAACATGGTCTTTAACCTCTGCTAATGTAATAGGAATAGCTAAGGCATCACTTGTGATTACCAAATCCATTCCATGAGTTCTAACTGGTTCTAACTCGTAAGTCATTATTTCTTTTTATAAGAAGGTTTAATACTCTTATCTTCAGTAGGTTTAACCGCATCCTCAATCTTCTGCTCAATCTCAACAAAACCTAATTTGTTAAGGTGATTAGCACGATCTGTAGGAACTTCCCACTCCTCACCTAATTTTCTGTTTAGATTAACATCCAAATCAAAAAATATTTTAACACATTTTACCTTAGCCATATTTTTATTTATTTAAAAAATAAACCCAGTGTTCTAATGGGAACTGGGCTTAAATAATCACAAAACAAACCAAAAAATAATTAAGCCGTTGCGAAAGAGCCTTTCAACATTGCGTTAGCAAAGTAGATTGGCAATGCAATGCTCTCCTCAACACGAACAGTTACCAAGTTCTTAGTGAAGTTATCACCATCTTCGTAAGCAAATTCAGTCATGATGTTATCTTCGAATAACAATTCAGCAGCTCTGTTGAAGTCACCGATGTGGAATGTATTTGCAGTTACGATGTCAGTTGCGATAACTGGTACACCTGCAATTGAAATACGCTGTCCAGTCAACAATGATGGGTGAGAATAACCTGCACCTGACTCTTTGTTGATTAACAATTCCATCTCATCGATTGGGTTAACCAAGATAGCTGATGGAGCAAAACGTAAAGCTTTCAATTGAGCAATTGCGTTAGCAAGCTTATCCCAACGGTTAGAAGCAGTAACTACAGTTCCTGAAGGAACGTAAGTTGGAGCCGACTCGTAAAGACCTGCGAAAGCACCTGTTCCTGCGTAGTCATACAATAAAGTATCTTCTACGTTTAACAAATCGTTAACCATTTGAGTAGATACAAAAGATTGTAACCAAGTCAAACGAGATAACATCTGCTTAGAAATCTTGCTATAAGCAGCGATTGTCTTAGGAGTTACTTCAGAGATTGTGAAGTCGTAATCAACTTGAGCCTTAGAAGAACCTTCAGTTTGAACTGCAGGAGCACCTTCGCCACCAGTTTTCTTAGCGAACTTGAATACACCATTCTGCTCGATAGTAGAAGAACGTAATAAATCACGCAAGTGTACTTGACGGAATGGATCAGTTAAGATTGTGTTAGACAAACCTGCGATAGAAGAAGCCCAACCTGCACCAATGTTAGCAGTTAAGTTCATATCACCAACAGCCTTGAAGTTCATTCCTACTGCCTCACCACGAGATGAAATCAAAGACTTCAACTTGCCTGCGTTTGCTTCGAAAGCCTTAGCTACGAAATCTTCTCTTTGTGCAGGAGCACCTACAGATTTTTGGTCTAAGATAAAGTCAGATACAGACTTCTCTACAGTTCCCATTTTCTCCTCTAAAGAAGCTAACTTCTCACCTGCATTTTGTGTTTGTGAGATAAGGTCTTTAAGGTTTAAACCTTCCATTTCCTTACCAACACCTTTTTCAATCATTGCGTTGATGTCGGATTTTACCTCCTCAACGATTTTTTTAATATCCTCCATTATTTAAATGAGTTTTTTAGTTGTTTAATAAAATACTGCTTTTGTTCCTCAATAAGAAATTGCTCATCAATTGCATCAATAACCTCATCAGTGCCTTCTTCTGCGACTAACTCATCTTTATTGATTAACTGGGCAATTTGTGTTTTGATGAAATTATACTCAATCTCAATTAGTTGCATCGTTTCATCTGAAACAGTACCACTCTTTAATTGCTTATAAAGTTTATCAAATCTATCTACAAGTTGTGAATTATCCAAATTTTTCAATCCTAAGAATGGTGTATCAGGATTTGCACCCCAAAGTACACTACTAAATTCGAATAACTTTACCTCTTGTATTTCGTAATAACCTTTATCTCCGTTGATAGACTTTTCGCTATCTGACTCTTTAATTTTGTCCTCTGACCACTTTAATGCCTCTAATCCACCCCACAATAAATATGAGATTGTACCACAAGCAGTTTCATCATCAGGATTGTAATATGTTTTTGCTCTTGACAAATAAGAGTACATTCTTTTAACTGTGTCTAAAGAAATGTTTTCTTTATTAGCAAGTTGTTGTGCTCTTTGCTTACCTACCTCTGTAGCACACTTGTTTCCGTTCTCCTCGTTTAATCTAATACCCTTCTTAGCGTTTTCAGAAACAACATTAGGATAATCACTAAATGACTTACTAACCTTGTTCTCCTTAATTGTAGAAAAGCCAATTGAGTGCTCATTGATTAAGCCTGCCTCGTATAACTTTAAAACATCACTACCAATCGTAGTATCTACAATAGGTGCTTCAAAGTAAAGACCATAAGAATCTTCCTTCAATACTCTTGGCTTTCCTAATGGATTCTCTGTCTTGTGATTGTGTAGAAACCAAATACTGTTATTCCCTTCAACACCTCTTTCTTTAAGAGTTTTCTTGAAAGCACCCTGCATGATCATATCATTATGCAAGTCAATATTTCCAAACTTGGATGCGTACCCAGTAATGATGCGTTTCTTTACATCCACATCAGTTACAGTACCATCTGATTTTATTTTATAATCTCTCATATCTAATTCAATATTCGCAAATATAACAAAATTTAATTACTAGCAAACTATACATACATTATGCCACATCGGCAATTAACAAGTTCATTGGCAGGTGCGGAGGCATCTCCTGGTCTGTCCATCAATGAACCACCAACAACAAACTTTTCATTTAAAGCTATTGCAGGATAAGTAGACATCGCATTGTGAGATGCTCTCTCTTTGCCATCTAGGGTCACTATCCACTTCTTCTTCAATTGCGTTCCTTGTAATGATGCCCATTGCTCACTCGCAAAGTTCATTATCTTGGTAAGTTCTGTTCTCGCAATTGTTTGGCTACGGATAATATTCTTAGAAGTCAAATAAACAGACAACAAAGTAATTATTGCTTCAGGCTCAATTCCTTCTTCTATCTTTTGTTGTACATATTTCTGTACATCAATTTTTATTGTCCGAATGATACCAAGTATCATGATGAACTGCGAAAGGTCTTTAAACAGCAAAAGAAGTGCCAAAATCCAAGCATTATAAAAGTCTTGGTTCTCATCCTTTTGTTGATACTTACTCAAGAACTCTCCTTGCTTAACACCGAACTTAATGTAAGCCTCCTTGAGTATCTCCATAAACCACCTCTCGTTAAAGTGATTGGTTATATGGAAAGCTTGAGGTTTACGGCCTTCAAGTGATTTGATGTATGCTCTTGTTTCTGCTCCTAACTTGGTTTGTAGATAAGCAAAGAAAGCACGTTCATTCATGTTGTGCCTTCTTCGCCAAGCTACTCGGTACATTTCTTCTGTTACCATTTTTTATCTCTAAAAAGCTTCTCAATCTTTTTTCTTTCTCTATCCTTTGTTTTATCGTGATAGATAATAAATAGCCCCAACCAAAAAGAAGTTGTCGAGGCTATTATTGTTATTACAATTGATAAAGTATCCATGTTAGTTATCTTCATCCGTAACCATCGAACCAATTTCAGTTGGGTCAATGTTAAGGCTACCAATAGTCACTTGATTAGAACGAATGTAAACTTGATTCATTACTGGATCGTTAGTTGGCTCAAAGTCCATAAACACACGTTTCTCATCTTGTGTTAACACACCATCCAATTTCTCCAAGATACTTGCTGCATCTAAGAAGTTTTGCTTCATTTCAGGATAAGCATCAACATCAAAACGTAAAACGTATTGTGATGGGTTCATACCCATGCTTGGAGCAAGCCACTCTAATAAACCTTCACAAACTCGTGATTGCATAGGCACAACGCAGTTAATAATCATTCTGCGGATAAAGTGAGCCAAGTTACTTTCAGTTAAGTTGTCAGAGTTCAATAGAACGTATGGGTAATGCCATAAGCGACACAACTGCTCTGTAGAAAGCTTACTCATTTGTCTAAGGTCTAAATCAATGTTAGTTGTAGATAGCTTCGTAAAGCCAACCTTAGCATTACTCCATTGAACACGACCCTTAGAAGATGAATTGTAAATCTTATCGTACATTCTGTCCTCTAAGTCTTTTACTTCAGTAGAATCTAAATCTTCTACGTTAATGTCATCCTTGTACACAAATCCTACTGCACCACGAGTTTCAAAGTTCTCAATAGCAACTTCTTCTCCTGCGTTAGCTTTTTGTAAAACACGAGAACCTGCCTTTAAAGGAGATACTCCACGTTGTACAGAGTTTTGGTTGTCAAAAGTGGGATTAAAACTACGGAACGATAAAAAGAATTGAGGATCAACCTCTTGATTAATAGACCTAATCTTATACTTAACAATCTTTCTAAAACCATCAGTAATGATATCATAATCGTGTGGGGCTATAACGTGAAGTCTTGCAATCTTTCCTGGTTTGATTGGGTCTTCTTCGCCCCATACACCCACATCTTTTAAAAGTAGGTCATACGAGAATAAAGAGTTAAAAAACTGTTTAGAAGTTTGATATCCATTTGGTCTTTTAAGTAAAGCCAATAATGGGTGCTCCTCTAACTCTTTCATTGACTTAGTAGTGATAGCCTTAGCTTCCATCATACTTCTGTCAGTAGGTCTTGTAAGCAAAGCCTTAACTCTGTTTGCAGCCTTAATTTGCATCTTGCTAGTTTGGTATAATTCCAAAGGAACTTCTACCGCACGAGATGAAATGTCATCAATAATCGAATACACATCTACGTTCTTGTCGTATCCGTTGTTTATCGCATCACGATAATCAGTACTATACAAAGAGTACGTTTGGCCTCCACCAAAAAGTTGCCATTGTTTGACACTTTGCACATCTACGGCTTTCTTGCCTGTAAAAAAATCGAATAATCCCATTGTTTAAAATATTAAGAGTTTTTTCTTTGAATACTTGGTATATACGGCATATCTGATCGCGTCAAGCCCGTGATTAAAGTCATCTATTGGTTTGTTAATGGTTTTACCCCCAACCATCATCCATTGGTAGTTATCTACTTCCTTTTTAATGTTTTTTGACCGCCTCGTGTAGTACACCTCATATTCTCGCAATTTACTAATACCAGCATTAACAGAATCATTACCTTTAACTGCTTTCTTAACAGGAAGGTTTGCTCGCTTCAATTCCTCAATAGATTTAGGATCAGCACTATCGCAGTAAATCTCACCGAGTTTACTTGGATACATCTTAATCTTTTTAATCAAATCGGCATTGGTCAATCCCTTATCGTAAATAACTTCATCAAGGTATAACTTATTTCCCAATTTGGCAATTCTTACCAACGCAGTAGGGTCATTAGAGAATCCAAAGTCAAGTCCACTAAACACAACTTCTGCATCCTTCGGAAAGAACTCACAAGGTTGCCAATCGTGATAAATCAAGGATTCAACACTTGGTTTAGGGTTTTGCTGATAAAGTGACTCAAAAGTAAAAGGTTCATTCTTCTTGACCTTTAAAAGTTTCTCTAAGGAATGTTTTTCAGGCCACAAGGCTTCACCTACCTCTCTTTTGTCATAACTGTTCTCTGCACCCTCACGAATCGAAGGAAACTCAATAATTGTCCAGTCATCATCTCTCTCAAGCAACCTACCTGCTAAGTCATCATCATACCACCTTGTCTGAATAATAACTTGTGCTGAATCGTTATGCAAACGAGTTTCCCAAACATCGGTGTACCAATTCCATAACTGCTCCTTGATAATAATTGATTGTGCCTCTTGTCTATCCTTTAACGGGTCATCAATGATACCAATATCCACCGCAGTACCAGTTAATGAGCCTCCACGACCAACTGCTCTTAAATAACCCCTTCTGTTAACAGTTTGAAAAAACTCCGCAGTCTTAACAGCCTCACCCTTCTTCTCACCAATACGAGATTCAGGATAAAGTAGTTTAAATTCATCACTTA